GCCCGGCCGATGCGCAAGAGCGGCGTGTCGCCCAGCCGGTCGCGCGCAAGTGCCTCGAGGCGGTGGGCGAGATCGCCGTCTAGAACGTCGATATCGATTCCTACGACGCGGCCGCAGGCAAAGCCGATGGCCGCCTCCGGCCATTTGGCCCAGACCTCGACTTCGTTCGGCGTGGTCGGCCGGTCGCAGTGGCGCGTCCAGCCGGGATAGTCGCGCCAGCCGCCGCGATGGAAGCGCCCGGGCTTCTTGGTGCCCGGCCAGATGGGGATCACCGGATAGCCGTTGTCCACCAGCCGGGCGCCGTCCCGGGCCATGAAGTCGATGGCACCGGGCATCAGAACGGCACTTCCCCGATGGTGATGGCGAGAGTCTGGCGGTCGCGGCCGGCGAGGTCGCGGAGCCGATCGCAATAGCCGGTGACAACGGCCTCGACGAAGGCGAGCCACTCGGCTTCCGACAAACGGGCAAGATCGGTCCTGCCGAGGCTCTCCAGGTATTCGCCTCCCATTTCGCCGGCATGGCGGATGGCGGCTCGCTCATTGGGCGTCGGATCGATCATGGTGCCCCTCCGCCGGGCGATGATGTCGAGGCAGGTCATGGAGCAGGCATGCAGAGGGGCGCTCTTGAGCCCGATCAGCGCCGGCTGGAAACCGAAGCCGCGCCCCTGGCGGTGGCAGACGGCGCAGATCACGCGAGCCTCGCATCGACCACCTCCGTGTATCGGCCGCTGGGCCTGACAGCGATCGCGGCCGGCACGCGGAGCCGGTGCGAGTGCGTCAGGGCATCCTCGACGGTGGCCGGCACCGGCAGATCGGGAGCGCGGCGCCGCCACCAGGCCACCGCCTTCTCGCGCGCAAACCCGCCGTGCTCGATGCAGACCCATTCCTTGTGGACGACGAGGCCGCACCGATAATCGACGCGCAAGGAGGGCGGCTTGCCGGGCTTGTCGTGACGGCGATAGGCGACGTCCGAGACCTTCACCCATTCGGGCTTGCCGCTGGAAAGCACCGCAAGCGAGCTCGCGGTCGCCTCGATTTTCGACTCGGGCGGCGGGAAGACGTGCCCGCAATCGGGACAGACGCGGGTCGCCGCGGGCAGGATGCTGCGGCATTCCGGACAGGTCTTGACCGGAGCCTCGCCGTCCCTCGCGCCGGGCTCGCGCGGATTCACCGCGTCAATCGGCCCGTGGCGGGCGACGTTGCCGGCGAAGTCGAGCACCAGACAGTCGGTCTTGCCGGGCGCGAGGCGCGTGCCGCGTCCCGCCATCTGCACGTAGAGCCCGACCGACTTGGTGGGCCGCAGCATGGCGATCAGATCGACCGCCGGCGCATTGAAGCCGGTGGTCAGCACGCCCATGGACGCGAGCGCCCGGATCTCGCCCCGCTTGAAGGCGGCGACGACACGGTCGCGCTCGGCCTTGGGCGTGTCGCCGAAGATGGTGGCGGAGGTGCAGCCCCGCTCGCGGATGGCCTCGGCCACGTGCCGGGCGTGGTCGACGCCGGAGCAGAAAACGAGCCAAGAGCGTCGCTCCCGCCCCAATGCGACAATCTCATCGACCGCCGCCCGGGTGACCGGGTCCTTGTCCACGGCGGCCTGCAACTGGCCGGGGATGAACTCGCCACCGCGCGTGCCCACACCCTTGACGTCGAGCTGTGTCGCCGCCGACTTGCTGATCAACGGGCTCAAGTACCCCTGGTCGATCAGCTCGCGCACCGAAACCTCGAAGGCGATGTCGGTGAAGAGCGCGTCCTCGCCCCGGTGCAGCATGCCGCTGTCGAGACGGTAGGGCGTGGCGGTCAGGCCGATGATCTTGAGGTGCGGGTTGATGACGGCGAGCTCGTCGAGGAAGCGCCGGTACATGGTGTCGGAGGTGCGCGGGATGAGGTGCGCCTCGTCGACCAGCACCAGGTCGGCCTGCTGCACGCCGTAGGCCTTGCGGTGGATCGACTGGATGCCGGCGAAGAGGATGCGGGCACCGATATCGCGCTTGCCGAGCCCCGCCGAGTAGATGCCGGCCGGGGCCTCGGGCCAGAGCCGCATCAGCTCGGCGAAGTTCTGGGCGATCAGCTCGCGCACATGAGTGACGATCAGGATGCGCTGGTCCGGCCATTGCTCCAGCACCTCGCGGATGAAGCTCGCCATCACCAGCGATTTGCCGCCAGCGGTCGGGATGACGACGATGGGGTGCCCCGACTTGCTGCCGAAGTACGCGTAGACGGCGTCGATGGCGGCACGCTGGTAGGGGCGCAACTCCATCATGGCCGCGCCTCCCGGCGGCCGTTGATCCAGGTGCCGCCGGCCTCGAGGCCGTACTCGACCCAGTCCTCGCCCGCGTCGAGAACGGCGCCCGGCACCAGGTCGGGAACATAGAGGTGCCGCTCACAGGCGCGGCGCTGGTCGGTCGTCGAAAGACGGCGATCCCAGCGGGCGCAGTGCCAGCCATTCTCGACCGGCGTTGCGTGCAGGCAGGAACGGCAGGTGATCTCAGCGGCACCGGCCTCAAAGCAGATGTTGTGGTGCTCGCAGGTCCGGCACTGCCACCAGGCGGGATCCTCGGAGATGCGTGCCGGCGGATGCTGGGCGTGAATGATGCGTTCCGCCTTGGCGATCAGGCGCTCGCCTTCCTCGCGGTCGGCTTGCAGGCGCTCGACATGAATCTCGTCGGTGTCCTTGCAGACCGCCACGTACATGGCCCGGGTCATGCCGGTGAGGCGCAGGTAGACCTGCATCTGCGCCCAGTGCCGGGGTTTGGATTTGCGGACGCCGTCGCGCTTCAACTCCGCGAAGGATTTGGCCGAATGGGTTTTGAACTCGACCACGTGCCAGGTCTTCGGCGCCTCCAGGAGGCCGATGGCCACGGCATCGAGCGAGCCGCCAAAGTGCCCGCCGAGCGCCTCCACCCGCCACTGGCGGCCGGTCTCGGGATCGGCGTCGAGCACGGTGGCGCCGGTGCGGCGCAGGTTGCGCACCAGCCGGGCCTCCTCCAGCTGGCCGGTCTCGAACAGCCGCAGGATGCGGCCGGGAAACCGCGACCGCGTCGCCCAGCGGAAGTCGTACCAAAGCGCCCGCTCGCACTCCTTGCCGATCAGCGACGCCCCAAGATGGACGCGGAAGCCGTCGGAGGCGTCGGTCTCGTAGGCGGCGTAGATCGCTTCGATGGTGGGCGATGGACGAGGCGGCAGAACAGCCATCACGCGGTTTCCCGTCCTGAGTGGCGCCGGTGCGCCTCGCCCATCACCTCGCGCCATTCGTCGTCGCCGTAGTCTTCCCGCACCACTTCGATCAGGCAGTCCTTGAACTCCCCGCTGCGCCGCGCGGACATCTCCGCCAGGCGAGCGGCGAGCGCCTCGATCTCCCGCTGCTTGTGCCTGAGCGCGGTCTTGGCGCGGTGGAACCAGCGGGGATCGGGTTTGCCGTTCCGCGACTGGCGATCCATGTCGGCGGCGGCGATCTGCGCCCGGATGGCGGCGACGTCGTCCTTGAGCTCGGCCAGCCGGGCACGGCAGGCCTCGCGGGTCGAAGGCCCGGAGATGTCCGTCATGGTCCCGGCCTCAGGCGGTCGTTCTCCGCCAGGGCGGCGTCATGCCGGCGGGCTTGGCGGTCGGCGCCGCGGCGGGACGCGCGACGGGCGCGGCCGGGCTCGCGGCGGTTCCGGCACCCGAGCCCGCGCGGGCGGGAACGGCGGGCGCGGCCTGCGGCTTCGCCGGCTCAAGCGGCAGATAGCGAAGCGTGTTGGAGGGGCCGTAGCCCTCGGTCTTGGACGGCTGGACCTTGACGTCCGCCACCAGGGGGATCAGGTGCAGCTCCTCGCTGTCCTGGACCTGCAGCTTGCCGACCGCGTGGCAGATGGCGGAGAGAGTGCGCTGGGCGATCTCCACCGTGGTCGGGTTGTTGTTGACGAGGTTCAAGCGGTCGAACAGCTTGCGCCCGACGTACTCGCCCTCCAGCACATCCAGCTCCAGCCACAGGTACTGGCCCTGGCCGTCCTTGGTGGCGCGCATTTCGCTGGCGACGATCTGCGCCACGTAGCGGCCGGGCGGCAGGACCTCGAAGGGTTTGTTGGGCTCGACGGTGGTGGCGTCGAAGGTGGCGCCGAGATGGGCCATGACGGTTCTCCTCTATTTTGCGGTTGCGATCAGGCGTGGGGTTCGATGCCGCCGCCGAGGGGCGGCATGGTCTCGGCGAAGGCCGCCCACGACATCGGCAGGGTGTCGGGAAGGCCGTAGCGGTTCTTGGCGAGGAAGGCCGGACGCTCGGCGGTGTGCAGCAGCCGCTCGCCCGAGCCCAGCGCCCGATTGACCTTCTTGTTGAAGCCGACATCGGCCTTGGCGACGTTGATCCGGTAGTTGGCGAAGAGGACGATGTCGGAATGCTCCTGCAGCAGCGCCGAGGCGCGGGCGTGCAGCTTGATGATGTAGCGGTCGTAGGGTTCGTGCTCCGGGCTGTCGAAGCGCTTGATGTCGGTGTGGGCGATCTGGACCACCGTCATGCCCTTGTCGTCCCGCAGCGCGTCCAGCCCGTCGACGTACTGGCGCCAGAGGTCGAGCGCCGCGACGTAGCCCTTGCCGTAGCCGGCATCCTCGATCGAGGCCCAGCCGTGGTCCTTGCAGGCCCGGGCCCAGACCAGCGGCTCCAGCCAGTCGACGCTGTCGATCACCACGGTGCGGAACTCGTGCGTCTCGGTGTAGAGGGCGGCCAGCGCCTCCATCACCGAGTCGTAAGTGCGCGCGAGCGGGAAGTGCGGCACGTCCAGGGTGCCGAGGCCGTCCTCGGTGAGGATGAAGACCGGGTTGGGCGCGCCGGCGGCGAAGGTGGTCTTGCCGACGCCGGCGACGCCGTGGATCAGGACGCGCGGGGCGGCAAGCGCCGTCGCGCGCTTCAGGGACGCGAGCGAGATGGCCATCAGAGGGTCTCCTGCTTCGGGGTTTCGATGCGATAGACG